CTTCAGCATGACTTAATCCTTCACCTAAACTTCTATTATAGTTTTCTGTAAATCCTTGTAAATATTCTGTAAAACCTTCTTTACCACTAGCGTAGGCTACGTTTAAAGCTCTAGCTCCAGTAGTGGCGCCTTTAGCGGCTATAGATCTAGTAATACCTTTATATCCTATTCTTTCTAACAAAGCCCCAAAAGTTCCAATAACTACTGGAGTAAAATATTCATCTTCTCCATTTGCATATAGTTTTCTTAAGTTTTCTTCGTTAAATTCTCCGTAAAGTCTTTTTGTTTTTTCTTGATTATAAACAGATTGTGCATTACCAACCATTTCACCAAACAAACTAATACCTCTTGTAGCCGCAGCCATTCCAACACTTCTTACTGTGTTTAGTAAAAAGTCAACGCCTCCAGCAAGAGCATCATCATACTCTCCTTTTTGTAGAGCGTCTGTAAATCCAGTTACACCTGGATCCATTATAGGTTTTAGCTTTTTTAAGTTTTCTTGAGCCGTCATCTCCATTCGTATAGTAGCTTCATCAAAAACTTTTTCAGGTTGAAACCATTCGTTACCTGCTTTACCTTTTTTTACAACAAATTTTATAGGTCCATCTTTACCTTGCTTGTCGTAAATTTTACCTAATTCATAATATCTATCGTTTTCTCTAGCATCATGACCTTTTAACTTATAAGCTTCGTAATCAAATCCTACTACTTTACCAGTGTTAGGGTCAACAAAGCCTGCTAGATCAGGACTTTCAACACCAGTATACATTTTTCTATCAACAGTAAAATCCCAATCATCATCATCAACCATATATGCAACTTCCGCAGCTAATTTTTGAAGATTAAAAACATCAAGCTTATCTACGGTACTTGTAGCAACTTGTGCTGTTTTTATTCCAGCATCTACAAGCATTGTGCCAAATTGGTTTTTAAAAGAATTAATTATACCTTCAAAAATGCCAAGACTTTCACCATAATCTTCAGGTGTAGTCAATCCTCGCTTTTTTAAAACATCTAATGCTTGCCCAAAAGACATACCATTTTGTTCAGCGTAATCTTGAATCTGCTCTTCAGTAAACTGTTTACCATTAAGTTCAAACATATTTCTTAATTATTTTTAGGCTCTTGCGCTTTTGATTTCTTCTTTAACAGCTTCTAGTAATTTTTCAACGGTAATATCCTCTATATACCCATCTACTCTACTAACCACTTTAGCTGCTCTTATTAGCACTTCTTCATCTGAAAGATCTTTATTTTGCTCTTTAAAATATTCTAATACAGGAATAGGAACTGTTATATTGCCGCCATAAGCTGGGTCGTCTATTTGAACTAAGTATGATGGACCGAGCTTTTCGTCAGTATCTTCTAAATATTCATACGCTTCAAGCTCGCTACCTGTAAAAAACCTACCAAATGCACTTGAAGAGTCAGAAAAGCCTAAAGTTCCAAAATACTTTGGTGGTTGAAGATCACCACCTTTTCCAGGTTCTTTAGGTTTTGGAGCAGATTCTACAAAAGAATTAAACGCATTATTTACTTCATTTTGCAACTCGCCGTAAGCCAAACTGTTTTCTGTAATAATATCTTTCAATGGTTTTGTGTGCTCATTGCCACCATCTACGTCTGTTATAGTAACAAGACCTGTTTTTGGATCAAATACATGAAATCTATTGTTTAATTTAACAGAAGCTTTACCACCAATTAAAGTAATTAAATCATTTTTTGTTTTAAAAGCATTTCTATAATCTTGAGTTATTTTAAATTCACCACCACCACTTTTTTTATTTTTTAATCTATCAAGCTCTTGTTGATTAATATCATCACCTAATATATTAAAGTAAAACTTTTGCGCATCTTTAATAGGTGGTTCTTCTCTATATTCTTCTAGTTTAGCTATATATTCTGGCGTGCCAGGTACTAAATCTGAATGCTTTTCAGCCATGTGTGTGTCGATGTACTTGGTGTTATCATAACCTTCTAATCCACCAAATATTAAATCTCTTGCAAAAGTTTCATTTTCAAAAAATATATTTAAAGTAGCTTGTAATTGAGCTGTTTGAGAATTTAAAGGTGCTCCGTTTTCATCATAACCTAAGTCTATACCTTCACTAGCAGCTGCTTGAGCAAAATCTCCTAGTTTATAAAAATCTAAGTGTAATTTTTTATCTCTTGTTGGTAAGCCAGCAAGATCTGTTACTTTTGTTTTACCTAAAGTCGGATGGTTATAATATACACCACTATTTTCAAAAAGAAGATGTTTGTAACCTTCTTTACCTATAAAGTCTTTTGCAGCTAGTATATCATCTAGCTTTTGACCGCTAGCCATTTTTTTAATAGCATCAACATTTAAATCATTAAAAGCTTGTAAAGATTTTAAATCATTTTGTACTATTTCAAAAGAGCTTTTAATAGAATTATATTCTTTTTCTAATTGTATATATTCTTCGCTATTTCTTTTGTGAGACATTTTACCAAGCTCTCTTGAAAGTCCTGTAAGTTGATCTTTTTGACCTTGCATCCAAGTAGTTAACTGACCTCTAGTTTCAACAGGAACTATTTCAGTACTAAAATCTTCAGGCATGTTTTTTAAAAATTCAGCAGTAGTTGTTTCAGCTAAAACCATTCTAGCGTTTAAATAGTCAATTGCTCCACCAAATAAATCTTCACCAGTAAGCCTAGGTTGATTTACTTTTTGAGTTAGGTACGAAGCATATCCTTGTGCTCCTATTGTTACTGGTTTGCTTTGTTTTTTTTCTGCCATTTTTAATCTTGTAAAATTGTTGAAGTAATTGGACTCGCAAATATCTCTTCTGTATCTCCTAAAAAGTTAGGTTGCTTTAGGAGTTGATCGTAATTGTAGTTTCTAAGCCACATCATAGGATTTGAAAACATGTTGTTATCACTAGAATAAAAACCATCTGTTGAAGAATAGTTTTTAGCCACTATTAACGGGTCATTTGCTAGTGTAGTTGATGTAGTAGATGTAATTTTACCACCTGGTAGATTTGAAATTGTTTTAGCGTCTATTTTATCAGGAACGTCAATTTTTGGTTTTTTGTTATCTACGTAATTACCAAGAAGGCTTAAACCAGTATTAATACCTTGACTAACGCCACTTATTAACTGTTCTGTAGCTTGGTTATATTGAGATTGAGCCGCAGCAGCGCCCATAGCTTCTAAGTTAAAAAGATCTGCATTTCTCTTGTATTCTGATCTATTAACAGATTGATCAATAGCGGCCTGCGCGCTAGCTGCTCTTTGTTTTAATTGAAGCTCTAAAGCTTCTTGCTTAGCTTGTCTTGCCGCAGCAGCTTTTTGATTTTGTCTAGCAACAGAAGTAGCTAAAGCCGCGGCCCCACCTGAAGCTACTGCTGGTGATAATCTTTCTAATATATCAGCTGTTGTTTGGGCTTGTTGATCTTTAATTAACTCGCTAGCTTTGGTTGTTACATCAATATCTTCGTATGGATTTTGTATCCTAAAGTCATGATTTATTAAATCGTTTTTACGAGCTTGCATGCGGTTTTCAGCTGCCTCTAGTTCATCTTCAGCATCTTTCCTGCCTTTTATACCTGAAAATATATCATAACCAGCTTTACCTAGTTGAAGTATTGTTAAAGCAGTTGTAACCCATTGAAAAGGAGATTTTTTATTTTTTTTCATTTTATATTAAAATATATGTTTAATAATCACAGTTTTAATACCTTATTTACTAGATTCTACTACTTCCATCCCAACGCTAAACAGCTCTGATTCATCAGTAGAATTGTTTACAAATTTGATTTCAGCATAATAACCTAGCAATTTTGAGTTTGATACAGCTTTATCTTTACCAAAAAATATAAAGTCATTTATAGATGGTAACGTTATATTAGAAGTTCCAATATCAACCACTATAGCGTTTTCTAACACCGCTAGCGCAGTTCCTAGCTCTACTACATCTGTAGAGTTGTTAGAAACATTAAAGCCACCAGAAGAGTTTATGTTAGCATTATATATACAGTATATAGTATCGCCTACTGCTACGCCAAAATCTGCTGGATTTACATTAAAAGGTAAAGTTATTTCTGCCATTATATTACTTGATTAAAGTTTAATCTAATTGATATATATTGGAATATTCCAGATACATCAGAGTGTTCTATTTTAAATACAACTTTTTTATCTACTTGAAGAGTTGTGTGTATATTACGCAACTGCTGAGCATCAAACTGAAATCTGAAAGCATGTCCTGAAGGAGCTTGAGAATTTGCTTGTAAATAAGAGCTCGACATGTGAGTAGCCCAAGAAGGTGGACTACCAGGGCCTGTTGCTGTAGTAGGATCATCAGCGTCTTCAAAATAATTTACTACTGAAACTAAATGCGTACCAGTTCCGTTATACGTACAGTCTATTGCTAAATAATGCTGCGATGAACTGCTTACATCATAAATAACATCAGCTGAACCACACTCTATATTATACTCAAAAGTATTATTAGTAGCATAATATAAGCCACTTCCAGCTGGAAACTCAAGACTGCATGAAGGAACACTACCTGTACAAAAGCTTCCAACAAAAGATGATTGTATAGGAGTACCTGGCGTCGTATGAACGTTAGGAGCTGTTCCTGGCGTATGACAAAGATCAAGTTGACTAACTAAGCCAAAGTCTAAGGTAGGTGACATAGGGTCTAAAACAATATTTACGTGGTCCACATCTGGAAAAGTATCCATCCAAGTCCAAGACGTTCCAAAAGCTGCGTCTACGTCTGCAAAAGAGCTATAAAGTTCTGGATGCGCAAACTCAACTCTAGCAAAATACTGCTGTTGAGTAGTAGGCGCTGAAACTTGAATACTAGCCGAACAAGAGTAAGCTTGATTAGGAGATATATTACATATACCAGTACCACCAATATCAGGATCGTTTGTTATCCAAGCAAATCCAGCAGCAGTAGAAAGCGTATAGTTTAGATCATTTTCCATGTCAAACTGAGTGTTGTAGTATTTAACTCTAGTTAAAGGTACTCCAGTACAATTAGACCTTATTATAACGCCTGAGTTTTGTATTATGCCGTTAAAAGTTAACAAAGCAGCTGTTTGATTTACTATGTCTGTTTGTTCTAAGAACAATACTGGTCTACCTTTTTGTGTTACTGTAACAGTGTCATTAGGCGATGTAGTATCGTTATTAAAAGGATGATACCCTTTAACTATTGCTGTTCTATCAATAGGTATTCTACATAAATATGGATCATTAGCATCATAATCACCAGCAACCCAAGTATTAAAAGCTGGTGTTCCATAAGTTAACTTATACTCAGCGTTAGTAACTTGAAGCGTTCCATTAGCATCTATATACGTAAAAGGTTGATACAAAGAACTAAAAGAACTTGAAGTCATCCAATGATTACTTTGTACAGGAATTATATCATTAGGATCATTACTGTAAAAACTTGGAGCAGAGTTATTAGCGTAATAGCTATTAGTAACAGGAAACATTACAGATGCAGGATCTGGTACAGTTACAGTTACGTTTATATTATTAAAAGCTGCATTATTGAAGTCAGTACCATAAAAACCATTTGTACCACCACCAAAGTTTGATGGTGCAGAAAAATCGTCTATATTAGCGTATATTTCATTACTAAAAGCTAAATAATTATGCTCTAAATCAGTACCTATAGTAGCTAATACTCCAGTAGTAGATGAGTTTGGATCTTCTTGCTCAAAACTAAGTATTAAAGAGTTAGTACTTGGAGCAGCTTCTTGTGTTACTGTTACAGTTTGAGTAACAGTAGGATCTGTTGGATGTGTTACTTCAATGTCTGCAGATCTTTGAACACTAGCAGTGTTTTGATCTACCATAAATCTAAACAAAGTATTACCAGTGTTTATGTGCACTAAAACAGTTAAAGTAAAATGATTTGAAATCCAACTTGTTCCATCTCCAGTATCTATAAAGTTAATATTTGATGTACCAATATTTGGCGGCGCACCTGAAGAATCGTTGTATATTATTTCAAGCTCTCCGAATACGCTAGGATCGTTAAACACAGATGTGTGAGGCATAAGATACGTTGCTGCAGTTAAGTTTGGAAAATATGAAGCAAAAAAGCCTACAGGTGTTGGAATAAATCTAACGCCTACGCCTAAACTAGCAGCGATAGAAGGAGCTTGAGTTATCGTTAAAGTATCTGTTAGTTGAGGATAGTTTGAGCTAGTAATAACTATTGTAGCAGTGTTAGTAAGTGTAGTACTATTGTTAGCTATAGCGTCAAAAGTTATAAAGTTATTAGAAGCTATGTTAGGATCAAAGTTAGTCGTAACAGATGCGGAGTTGGCTATAATAACACCTGGACTACCAAAATCAGTTACTTGAACAGTAAAAGGACCACTTGTAGTATTAACACCTTTAGTGTAACTTCCTGCTTGATAACCTATACTAGCTACATTAGAAGTAACAAACGAAGGCGTGTAATCACCATACTCTAATACACCTGTTGCGGAGTTAGTAGTTATAGTTATAACATTGTTAATATCAGTTCCTGGAGTGTTAGTAACTAAAGGGTCGTAGTCTATTAATATAGTTGCACTAGCGCCTGACGGATCAACAGTTACTGTTGCATTATAATTTCCTAGCTCACCATCATTAATAATATCATTACCAAAAACAACAGTAGGAGGAAGACTAGGACTATAAACAAAGTTATTTCCAGTTAAAGTAATATTTATGAAATTATTACCTGTCGCTGTGTTGTTAGGAATAGAGTTTATAAGTATTTCACTAGCTGATGTCTGTGAATAACCTGTTTCCCAAGGATGCGCGGTGTGCGTAAAACTTTCTGCTCCACCACCAGTAAAGTTTCCAACAAATTGAATAAAGTGCTCTGCTATGACGCTAGGCGCAGTTGCTGTAGCACCTGTTGTCCAAGTTATTATAACATCTCCAGTTAGCGCAGCGGCACCAGCAGCTGTTAAATCAAATACAGCAATAACTTGATTACTTAGTAAACCAGGTGTAGTTGTATCTACAAAGCTAACACCAGTAACTATAGTGTTAGTAGCAACGCTAGCTCCAGCAACTGTAACATCAAGTGTTCCGTTGTTAAAAGCCGAAGCTGAAATAGCAAAGTTACTATTAGGAGATATAGTAATTTGCGTGCTACCAGGAAAATTTGTAATTTGACTTGCTGTTGGAGTAGTGCTCCAAGCTTGCCCAGGGCCAGCTGGAACTACATTACAGCTAAAAGAAAACTGTGTTCCAGGTAAAGTACCTGTAGTTAAAATAGCGTTGTCTGATAAAACATCAATACCTTGTACAGATAATGAAGATAAATCTAAGCTAGCAGAGGCATTACTTTTTATATAGTTGTGCCACTTACCTTCTTTTTCTATAAATTCATTTACTTCTCCAGACTCTTTATCAGTAACAATACTTTCTACATACCAGCCTGTTTTTGCAGTATCATTATAAAACTCGTTATCATTATATGTAACACCTCCACTAACAACATCTGTAAAAGCGTCAACTTTTGATTGAGTACCTTCGTAAGAAACAGCTTTGTAGTTTTTAACTACATTTGGAGATTCATTAAAAATATCAGTAAGCGTAGCTTCGTACTGTGTTCCATAAAAATTACAATGCGTAGTAGTCAACTCTTCAACATGATGAAGATACATTAAACCGTTTTTAAAAGTATAATAGTTGTTACTTAATGCTACGCTAGATTCTGGAATATAAGATTTAAAACTAGTCCAACCTTTAACGTTTTCTTTAAAACCTAAAGTATAAACATTTTTATTAACCTCAGGAGAAGTTACTTCATGTAAAGTTATTATATAAGCATTTTTCTTAGGATCATATCCACCAACTATAGATTGAGAATATCTTAGCTGATCATTAAACCAATCATTCATGCCCGCTTCCGAAATAGGCGTTATTCCATCTCTTGAAAGTCTTAACACAGATCCTTTAGCTTGATCAACGAAATATATTCTATATTCTTCTTCAGCAAACGACTCAGCATTTTGACAACCATAATTTCCAATAAAAGGAATAATACCACCTAAAACTTTATTAGAGGCTATAAAAGTACTTTGACCTTGTATGTCGTAAGCTGCATCTTTTTTAGCTAATATTTTTAAAACTTTATTTTCACAAAGAGCTATTAAATCGCTATTTCTAGCGTGAAGCTTAGTAATACTTCCGTATTCGTAATTTAAAAGCTTTACTATGCTACCTGTAGGATCAGCAACAATAAACTCGTTAAATCCTCCGCCAAAAGTTTTACTATATTCTTGAGAAAATATTATTTGATTACTTTGAACTACTTCTCTATAGTTTCCATCGTCAGGTATAGTAGCTTTCCAGCCACTTTGTTTTCCACCATCATAAGTATATAAGACATCTTCATTAAACACGTCTAATATTCTATCTGATTCTACACCGTTTGCAAAACTAATACAGTTGTAAAAAGGAAGAGTTGTAGTAAAAGTTCTACTATAAAATTCACTTCTACAAGAATATGGCTTTATAGCTATTACGTTGCTACCATTATACGTAGAGTATACTACTTCAACTTGAACTATAGCTCCAGTCTCAGCGTCTAGCAAGTTTAATTTACTACCAGCTAAGTTAGCTGTTGCGTTTAAGAAAATATTATTATAAACAACATTACCTGGAATAACATTACCATTTTGATCAACAGCATCTAATATGCCAAAGTTATTAGAAGAAAAATCATTTTGTCCAGGTATGTCAAATTCTATAAAAGCTAAACCAGCACCTTCATCTGAAGAGTTTGGATCAATATTTAAAACGTGATTAGATCCAAAAGTTTTCGCGCCTTGCACGCTTTTTACTCTAATATTGTTTGTTCTTAATTTTCTGTTAATATCATGTGCGATATCGGTAGAAAAAGCTATCATACTTTCAGCTGGAACTTGTAATATAAAATCGCTATGTATATAATCTGCAATAGATTTTTCATCTAGCTTGATAGGATAAGCGCTACCAACTTCGTAAAATAAATCTTGATCAATATTTCTTTTCTTTTCTATTTCAAAAACAGCAGACATAACAGCGCCTTTTTCCGACTGAGATCTCATACCTGGAGAAGCAAACGTTCCAGTTTGATCAATACCAATAAACTGATCAAAAGCATCAGTAGCTTTTATTCTAACAAAAAATCTACCTAGCGCATCATCTACAGTACAACCATAAACAATTTGTCCAGAAGGAGTTACTAAATTAGCCCCTTGTTGAGCGTTGTCTAATTCATTAATTATTTCTAAAACTTTAAATCTTGCGTCAGTATCTATTACAGCTCCATTTACATTAACTATTGTAGTATTACCTGATAAAGAAGTAGTACCTAAGTTAACAGGACCACCAACACCGTGTGCTTTTTTTAATACTAAATAGTCATCAACTTCTATTTTACTTGCTTCTGATGAGCTAAAAGCTAACAAAACATGAGCTGTTTCAGGCGCCACGCCAGGGCCAGGGTTATTAGGATCATCAATATCTAAAGGAAAAGCTTTAAATAAAGGTATGTTATAATATTCTCCTGTTAACTCTTTTATATAAAACTTATAATAATCTGCCCAAGCTGGTGGATTGTTTTTTATAGCAACAGCTAAGTTGTTAAATAAAGGCGCTTTATTTTTTGGCACTGTTACAGATGTGTTTTTATCGTATAAAACAGGTGTTTCTCTACCATAATAGTCTCCATATACTATACCTATTTGATATTCTCTAAGACTTTTTACAGAAGGAAAAGCGCGAGCCGAACTTGTATATTGCGTAGGCGTGCTAGCTGTTGTAAAAGAAGCAGAAGGACTATTACTAGCCATTCTAACTTTATAATAGCTAGCTTTTATATTTCCAACTTCTGGGTGAACAAGGCTACTACTAGCAGTAAAACCTACAAACGCATTACTAGTGCCGGGAGTATTGTCAAAATCAAACAAAGTTATTATATCTGTTACCGCAGGAATATTTTCATTATTAATAGTATAGTCATAAGTTATATTAACATGAAGCTTTTCGTTTTGAAGCAAACCAATATTACCAGTAAGAGTAGCAGCTTGGTTAGTTGGCATTGCATAGCTATTTGTTCCATTAGAAGCGCTGAAATCAACTAAACCAGTACTAACAGTGTTTTGTTGTACCGTTGTTTCATTACCGTTTACATCTGTTTTTATCAAAGACATAGTGTAAGAAACTTCTATAGTGTTAAATTTAGCTAAAATAAATTCCTTTTGATGAACAGTTGAATTAAGATTACCACCAGTTTGACCACCGGTAGGAGCACTGATAGTAAGATGGTATCCAGTAGCTTCAAAATCGGGTGTTGCAGAAATATCATAGGAAACAGTAGCATCTTGATCCGCTGTATATCTAACTTTAACAACCACATTACCGCCATCTGAACCACCAGTGTTATTACCATCATGTAAATTAGCACCAGTATCAGGCTCAAAATAGTTTGGTAATACATCTTCAGTTATATTTCCCTCAGGATCAAAAATGTTATTATCTACCGCCGCAACACTTGGCACAACCCAAGCAAACTCTGTAGCACTTATTGCAGCAGTATATGGTGGATTATTGTCAGTATAGTTTACAGGAGAAGGACTAGTAAATAAAGTTTTGCTATGAGCAAATAGTTCAGCAGTAACAGTATGAGTATCGTCACCTTCACCCGTAAAGTTCATTAAGTTAGCAACACCGCCGCTAGCAGTAGTTGCTACTAAAGTGGCAACAGTAGGATCTGCTTTATAGAATCCAAAATAATAAGTAGCGTCTTCGTAAGATAGTGAGTTCATACCATTAAACACCATTGCTTGCGCTTCACTTAAAAAAGGACCTCTTTGACTACTAGATAAAACACCTACTCCAGTATCAGCATAAACTACAGCTTGATTAGCTTGATACCAAACACCAGCCCCTGTTCCTAATAAATTAAAACTATTATGGTGAGACCAAGCTGTACTTTTTTGATTTCCCCACTTAGCATTGTGAATCATTTCATTTCTTGACAGACTAGCTGTAGTTCCAGCAGAATTACCTTCATAGCTTTCTAGAAATTGTTTACCATAAGACACCACTGTATTATCTGATATAAAATCAACATCATCAGCGCCTGCGTCTACTAAATCATAACCCTCTTTATAGTTTCCATATAAAATTCTAGAAGCTATAAATTCTTGAGCTTTAGCGCTTCTTGGCACATCATCATAAACTCTTACTAATTGATTTTCAGGTATTGTAGAGCCGAATGTTTCAGTATCAAAAACAACTTTTCCTGTAACAAGATTATCACCAGGAGTAATAGCGTTCCACTCGTCAGATCCTCTTTGTATTTTTTTTACTTGATTTAAGTTTATAGATCCATGATTTTTAAATAATATATCTATATATTCAACATCATCTGGCACTTCAGGCGTAACAAAGTTAGAAATAACTATGCTTTGCATGTTATTCTGCATGCCTCTGTTCTCTCCAGTTAAAGAGCTATATGAGTAAGTACCTGGAACAAAAACAGGTATTGAGTATGGAGAAATAGAAGAGTATTCTTTATTTTTATATCTATATCTAATAGCAAAAGAGACAAACTCTCTTAGATACATTTGTTTTTTATTTGTTATTACTGATGCAGCAAAAAATTCAACATCAATAGAGGCCGTGCTAGGATTATTAAAATCATTAACAGATAAATAGTTTGAGTCGTAAGAATCTATTTGTATAACAAACTGACCAAGTGTTAAACTAGGGTCTGTAGTACAATCTTGTAAAATTGATCCTTCCCATCCAGCGCCTGTTTCAATACCAATAAAACTTATAGAATCTCCAACTTGCCAGTTTACAAGCGGAAGATTTGCTTCTAAAACCATAGTGCTACCAAGCGGCCTAAGATCTACTAAAGGAACAGAATTGCCATACTCTATCATGTTAAACTGACTAGCGTTAACTTGAGCAGCATTAGGATCAAACACATTAGTTTGAACAAAAGGAACGTAAGTGTGAACCTGATTTGTAGCTAATTCTGTAAACGGTTGAGGATCTCTTTTAAATATAGTACCTTTTACAGTAGGTGCTTTTCTAGGACTTTTTCTTATAGTCGTTATGTGTTCTTCTCTAAAAAAATTAGGTCTACTACCCCACTTATAACGGTAAGTACTGTGATACTTAACAGTGGCAAAAGATAAATAATCACCAGCTTGAGTTCCGCCGTAACCTGAAGAATCGCTATAAAAGTCTTTTATATGTATTCTTTTAGGCTCATTTCTACTATCTGTATAAAACAATATGTCATCAACATAATTTATAGCAGTAATCATCGTGTCTTTTGGACTAGGACTCGATGGAGTTCCAGATACATTAGATTCAGACTCAGACGTGCCTGTGATAAAGTTTAATATTCTAGGAGCTGTAAATCTATAAACATATCCTTGATCTATTAAAGCTTGAGTCATTAACTGACCATTACTTGGTTTTGTTGTTATTATTTTAACGTTAGCAGCGTTAGCACTTTCTATTATTTTTAAAACAACTACCTCATCACCAACAGCGTACGCATCAATACCGTTAGGCCCCATCAACTGAACTCGCATGCCTGGCCTTACTCCGCTGGGTGTTTTTCTTATTAAAGAAGTAGAATTATTTGGATTTGGATAAATTAAATTTACAGCTGTTAAGTTGTTACTACCAACAGCTTCAATAACACCTAAACTAGCTTGAACTCCAGGAGGTTCTATTCTTGATTCAAAAACATCAACTAATAAAGGATAAGTATTACCACCTTCTACATTATTAAAACTTACCCACTCTGTTATAGCATCCGACTTAATTCCTAGTTTTTGAACGTAGTCTATGTTATTTATTGTAAATGTATTTCCGTCTTCAAGATCGCTAGCTAAACTTATAAAGTTAAAAACTTTTTTATCTTTTTCAATAGCTATGGAGCCAACGGTAGTAGCATTAGAAGCTGAAGTATCACTCATAAAATTAGTAGCACCGCCTACAACGTTATAAGCAGCGTCTAAAACTGTAACTTTAGCATTACCTTTTAGACTCTGTACCGCTCCAGTATTAGAATCTTCAGATGTAGATATTTCAATATTTAAAGCGTCTCTGTATTCACCATTAGGCACTAGACGCTCATCAAGGTCTTTATTCATTCGACCTTTTAAGTAATTGTGAATTAACTCAGCCATTAATTAGTGTTTAATATGCTTAGATTTTCCTCTAAGTATTTGTGTTATTTCTTCTAACTTAATGTTAGATAATCTTAATTTAGCTTTTCTAGTAGAAGCTATTTTTTCTTTGCGAGCTCTTTGAACTATATACTCTGGTATTTTAGAAGCAGTAGAAAGTATAGCGTAAGATATATGCTTATACATAGCTTCTTCTGCCATTTTATGTATTTGCATCTCACCTTCAGTTCCTAAGCTATCGCTTATATACTTTAATGTTACAGTTTTACCACTTAAATTAGAACCAAAGTGTATTAATCCTTTTAAATCATCTATATAAAACGAACCGTTTGACTGCGCGTACTGCGCGTCTATACCAAATCTTTGTCCGTTTAAAAAATCATATCTATCACTGTCATAGCTAAAAGAACTAACATTACTAGTTACCGCGCCACCTTTTTTATATTTTTCCCAAGTGTTAGACTCGGTTTGTAAATCAATGTTACCATCAGCATCTGAATCATCAAAGTTATTTATACTTATAGAACCATCTTGTTCTGGTGCAGTTGGATTAGAAGTTTGTCTTGCGGGATACAACACGTGCTCTATACCAGCGTCATCACAATAACTTAACTTAACATAGTTGACATAGTCTTGAGGCAACACCATTTGAAGAACGTTAGGTATTTCTATTTCATGAGACTTTATAGATTTTAAAGTATCAAAACTTAATTCTTGTAAAGCTCTTTGAGCATGAAAAGCTACTTCAGGTCTTTTTGCTTTTGTTATAACTTTACCTTCGCCAACGTAGGCTATCATAAATTGATTTATAATATCTTGTAATGACGTAAATTGATACTTACCAAAGTTATCACTATTGCCGTAATATTGTGCTTGTGTTTGATTATCTAATAACGCCATTTATTATAATTTTTCTTGTTGAATATCTTTCATTTCTTCACTTCCAGCTGCTTGAAAAAGACTTGCATCTTCAATAGCTAGTCCAGCTAAAACTAATATTCTATTAACTAAGTTTACTTCTTCTGATCTGTGAAGTTCAAAGTCTGTAGATGCACTAGCTTTAAATATAGGCTTGTTTAATATAACATTATAACCCCACTCTACTGTTGCGGGCACTTTAATATAATCATGTGTTATAGTGTCTGTAGAACTAGGCGTTGGATATATAGTTATACTGTTAGCGCCTGACCTAACGTAAGCAGGGTTACTAGATGTTGGTCGAGCTACAGAAGAACTATTATATAAAGTAGCTTCATGAGAAGTTATTTCATCAACCCTAGTAGGATAAGTAGCGCTTACTGATTTCCAGTGAACATTACCCATACGGTAAACTTCGTTTGTACCACCATCTCCTAATGTTGCATTATCTATTTCTTTAACGCATATATATCCAATAGTTATATAATCACTATTGTTACCAACATCTTTGTTTGTTATTTCTATATTATGAGCTCCAGTAGTGTCTGCAACAAAAGTAAAATTATTACTACCAACATTTGGTTCTAAATCTTCAAAAGTGTGAGCGGCAGATCCAGCATCGTTTATAGTTACACTATAAGAAGTAGGCTCTTGCATATCTATGACAGTCCATTGAACTTCATAAGTAGTACCAGCTGTTAAGTTAAAGTTAGTAGTAGTAGCGCCTATAGTGCCAGCATTAGCGTTTTGTAGTATTTTCAAACCACCGTCAAAGTTGTTGGCTGTAGCAGGAGCTACATGAGTAATATTACCATTAGCTATGTTAACAGAACCTATACCAGTTATGTTTGTAGTAAAATTATTTTCGTACTTTAAAGTAGAAGCTGTTAAAGCTTGATTGTTTATTCTAAAAGGAGCTAACTTTTCTTCTAATATATGAAGCATATCAGAGTGTTCAGTAGAGTTACCTTTTCTTTTTTGAAACTGTGATATGTCATAAAAATATTGCTCAAACAGATCCATTTGAGCTTGATTTGCAAGTATATTAAACTCTTGCGGAGTAATATAACCTCTTTGTTCTTTATTAGCAATAGCTAGTACTGCTTTATATACTGTGTTTATACTTACCGCCATTTAATTATTTTTTTATAGTTAAGCAACCACCCTATAACAGAGTGGCTGCTCTACTATAAGATAATTACGCGTTTAATCGCTTTTCTATGTTGGTATAAACTTCCATACCTTCATCTGTTTTAAACCAAGCAGCTAAAGCAGAATATGGGTGCTCATCAAATGGAATACTAAATAGCTTTCTACCAGTAGCACCCCAAGAGAAGTGTCTTTGATCTGGTGATAATCTTAATATACCTTCTTCAGTAGCTTTAATACCATTGTTTCTAAGTACTACGTTTTCATCTTGGGCTAAATCTAAGAACAAACTAGGGTTTCTTCTAGCAAACAATAAAGCGTCTCGTTTAAGCTCTTTAGAACTCAACTCTGATACGCTAGATCCAACCTCTGCTCTTAGTATAGCTTCTAATCTATCAAGATCTATACTTCTAGCCATGTCTAACGCTTCGATTTCCATCTCTAATACGTCAAGCTGGCTTTTAGCTACCTCTACAGGCTTCCATTCGTAATACAAATTTTCTCTGTGCGGGTGATAAAGAGATAATAGTTTTTGTAAAGTCTGTTCATTTCTAGGAACAAATAAAGCTCCGTTTCTAAAAATTATGTGTGATAATCTTTGATCACCAACCATTTCGTCTACAAAGGGAGATTTTTGATTTTGACAATATTTTAATTCTCTTTCGTAACCTTTTTCTTCGTCAAAGTAATAAATTCCAGAAGATCTTATGCTTCTTGATATAGGTTTTTTTCTACCTTTTAAATAATAAACTCTATCTTTTATTTCCCATTTAGGTTTTTTTGGCTCTTGTTTTTTTACAACAACCGGAATAGGTTCGTTAATAGCTACTGCTTCAACAACCTTTGTTTCTGTTTTTATCGCAGGTTTTTCTGCGTTTGTTTTTTTTGGCATAATATAATATAATAAAAAATTAAAAAAAAAGATCGGGGCCGAAGCCCCGACCTAATAAATGCTATTGTAACAACATAAAGTTGTTAGCACCTTGTGTAATCAAACATCTTTCAGACAGCATGTGAATCTGCATTGCATCTAAAGCAGTAGTTGCAGCTCCAACAGAACCAGTCACCCAAGACTTCATTCTACGATCGTCAGTTTGAGAAGCTCTATAACGCACGTGTAAGAACGGACGCTTAATGTTTCTACCTAACATTTGATCATAAACGTTTGAAGTACCAGCAGGAATAAATACTCCACGGATAGCAGCTGTTCCAGCAGTATCATTGATACCACCTCTAGTAGCTTTATCGTTTAAGTAACGGAAGTCAGACTTATAGAAGTCATAAGATCCTCTACGGAATCCAGTGAATCCTAAATTAAGAGCCATATCTTCGTCGTTCTCAAATACTCCGTAAGAAGTACCACCAGCGCCGTAAGAGTTCATCAATGCTAACATGTCATCAATAACTAAGTTAGTTGATCTGTTTAAAAACATCATATACTCTTCGATAGCACCTTGACGGTCAAACTCTGCTAAGATACTGTCAAACTCTCCTAAAGCAGTACCAGCAAGAAGTAAGTCAGAAGACACGTTACCACGATCAGTAATCGCAGCAAATAATCCTTGAGTACCAGCTTGATCTCCAGCAGTAGGCCCTAAGAAGTTATCAACATCGTCAGTTCCAGGAACATTGAGTTCAGATTCTAACATAGCCATTTCTAAGTAGTCTCCAAAACGAGCTCTTGTATCAGACTCAGCTTTTAAGTACCACAAGTATCCAGAAGCACCACCTTCAGAAGCGATTTCAACCCAACCAATACGAGATGCATCTGATCCAGATACTTCGTAGTAATCTTTTAAGATAATTGGTTTGTTGTTAAAACTTCTAAAAGTAGGTTCGTTAGCTCCTCTTTGATCTGTAGCAACTGGAGCACCACCTAAACTATTGTAGCTTGTTCCTTTACCAAACTCAGATCCGTAAACTAAACAAGTAGTTGCACCAGCAGTTGTTGAAAGACCAGTACAGTCAGCAGCTCCGTAAGGTTCAACCTCAAAAGTTGCGTTTGTAGCGTGAGTTTCAGTAACTAAAGCTTTAATAACAGTATTGTTACTTGAAAGTAATACAGTGTCATTAACTCTAACACCGTGATCAGCAGGCGTAAAGCCATCACCAGCGATGTTTCCATCAATATCAGATATTACCTCAACTAAACCACCGTTACCACCAGTTAAACCACCAGCTACAGTTACAGTTACTTTGTAAGATAAATGTAAACGGCTTTGCTCTGACCAAACAACTTGATCAGCAGTCATTGCCTCTTCAGCCCCAACTTGAGATAAAAAACCTGAAATAGTTCTCGGTCCGAAAACTTCAGCTTCTTTCTCCATTAAGTCAGGAACGTATTGTTGCGCCCAGCCTTCGTTAGCTGTAGACGCTAAATCCAAATAATTTGACTGTAGCGCTTGCTTCTGTGGAGCAGCTACGCTATTCAAATTAAGTCCATTAGTAATTGGCATTTTTTTAAAATTTAAACGTTAATAAATTATTTCTTTTTTCTAATTTTAAACTTAAAATCTTTAGAGTCATCGCCTAAAACTCTTACTTTTATTCCACCAGCTTCAAACTCTTTATGATTCTGTCTTGGTGACATATCTACGTTTTTAGCTTTAGCAACACTATCTTTGATAGCATCAGCTTTTCCTTGCTCATAAAAGTGTTGAGCTATAGCGTCAGCATTCATTGCTGTGTAAAGTGATTTATGATAACCTGCGGCGTCTTCCATCGTACCTTGTTCGTTCAAAAACCTTTTGATAAAGTTATTAATGTCGCCCTGCGCGTCTTTCACTTTGTCAGCATTTTTAACATTTACTCTGTATTTTTTGTCTCCAACACTATATTCAAAACCTTTGAAATCGTTGTTAAAAACCTTATTGGTTCTTTGCATAAATACATCAGTAGCTTTTTTCTGACGTTGTTCAGTCTCTTTAGACTCTTTGTTGTATCGATTAAAGAAGTCCATTGCTTTCTGCTGTTCAGGAGTTAGCTTTGATCCCGCTTTAATCTCTTCATAATATTTAGACTTTTGCCCGTCTAAGTAGGATTTAGCCTCAGCAACTTGCTCTTTCAAGGCTATTTTCTTTTTTCTAATATCTTTTTCATCGTCAACCTCTTCATCATAGTTAAAGTTCTCTTCCATTAAAAACTGAACTTCATCTGCGTCTAGATGAGGTTTTGTTTGTTTGTAATATTCTCTTAGAGCAGTTTGATTATCCATCTCGCTAAAATCTTGATTTAACCTAACATAATCTTGAATATCACCACCAGTTTCATTCATGAACTCAACTAGCTTTTGTATATTTTCAGGTAAAGGTTCTCCAGTCTCTTGAGCTTCAGCAATTGCTTCTTGTGCTTCTTCAGCCAGCTCGTTAGTTTGCTCTACAACTTCTTGCTCAACTACTTCTTCTATTGTTGGCTGTTCTTGTGCTTCAACTTGCGGTTGTACTTCTTCTTGTTCCTGTACGGGCTCGGAGTTTTCATCGCTTCCAACCACTCCCTCGTCGTTAACTTCAACTCTTGTAACTGTTGGTTCTTGCGGGTCATTACCTTCTGGTTTATCTAAGTTTACTTTTACTACGCTAGGATCTTCAGCTGTTTCAAACATACTTAAATCCTGCTCTTCTACTTGAGGTTGTTCTTGAACCTCTTCAATTTTTTCGTTTTCTTCCATAATATAAAATATAAAAATTAGTGTTTATTATTTAGGGTCAAAAGCCCCTAAACTAAATCCACTTCCAAGTATATCATTACCTGCAGATTCAAAGTTTTTAGGTGATGTACCTGTCTTTCTTTGCTCTATAAGCTCTGATTGTTGAGTGGCTTGTATTCTTGTTCTTTCGTCTTTACGATCTTCTTTTTCGTTTTCTTTAGATTTTTGTCCTTCTACCTCTGTATTTTTCAACATCATATTGTACTTAAACTCTTCTGCCATTAAAGCTTTTTTAGCTTCAACTTCTGCTTGCATACGTCGTAATTCTAATTTAGACTTTACATCTTGTAAAGTCATTTCATTTTGCATTTGAACTTGATTCTTTTGCATTTCAACTTGAGCAGCGGCTTGTTGCGCTTGTGAATTAGCGTTAGCTTGTGCAACCATGTTTTGTTGTTGCATCATTTGATCTCTTTCAAGCTTTTTCTTTCTTCTAATTTTTAAAAGTTTATTTGCTAGCTTGTAATTTTTTATTTCTCTAATATCTATAGCATCTTCAAGATCTATGTTTCCTGTAGCTAAAGACTGTTGTATATTGTTTTCAAGCTTTGCTTGCTCTTCTTCGTCCGGAGCTAAATCAATAAATATACCAAAATCATATAAGTGAAGCTCTGACATTTCGTCTAATACAGCGACATTGTGAGATCCAATAGCTTGAACAAAAGCGTCAGCTGTTGGAGAATATTCTAATATGTCAGATATTCTAAGTGATAAAGCTTCTGCAGTTTCAGCTGTTAAAAATAAACCTGATTGTAATATATGTCTTGTAGCAGTATTACTGTTAGCTGCAGCCATTTTTTGAATACCAACTAGAGCGTTTTTATCAGGAGTACTACCATCTCTAGCTTCGTTTAATCCGGTTACGTCGCGGATCATTTGTAAATAATAGTTATAGTTTGATATTAAGGCGTTAATCTTACTACCATTAGCATTGCTAGTTATAGGTTGAATAGGAACTTTTCCAGGATTAATATCTCCATCTTGAGTAAAAGATCTACCAATAACACTACCAGTTTGGAAATACATATTTAAAGCTTCCTGTGGATTATAGTTTGTACCATTACCTAAATCTATTTCAGCCAAACCATCTGCGTCAAGATAAACACCGTCTGGTACCATGCGTGACATAACTTGTTGTAACTTCAAATGTGTAAGTTGTATCATGTCAGCAAAGCCAGTAATACGTCTAACTAATGAATCTATTTTACCGTTGTATAATCTAGGAGCAACAATGCTATAATTCATTTTAACCTTAGTGTAATCGCTTTTAGGTCTAAGCATATTTTTTTGAAGCTCCCATTTTAATAGTTTATCTGTGCCAACTATAAAAACACCTTCGTACACAACTTCTACAACTCGTTCTAATCTACCAAACTCTCCTTCCATATCAGGTGGAGGATTAAAACTATCATCTTTTTGAATTACTTTATCAGCTCCAGAAGCTGTTTCTTTTATTTTATAAACATCGTTCATATATGTTTTATAGTTAAAGTATAAAACTTGAACAGTGTTATTATCGTGATCTTTTCTGCTATTGTACTTTTGGTGATTAGTTCTATTTTGAGTCATCACCTCTTCAATCTCTGATTGAGTTAAGTTGGGAAACTGTTTAACTAACTCGTTAATAGGTATATGTTTTACTTCACCTACATAATACAAATCTTCAAAGTATGGAGACTCTGTAAAAGAGTAAACTAAATTAGCAGGATCAACATATTCAATAGTAACTCCAGTTGAGTTGTTAAATCCAGTTTTTACAGCGCCAATACCTAAAACTGTTAAATCATAAAAAAATCTTTTTTTAACTAACTCGTATTTATTACCTTCCATTAAAACAGCTAAAGCTTGCTCTTCTGCTATTTCTACAGCTTGCTTATATTCTAGTTGCATGTGAAGATCTAACTCCTCAGCTGTTTGTGGAAGATCTATTTTTTTATTTCTTCTTAAATCTATGCCTAGCTCTTTTGTAACGAACTTGTTTACATCTTGATTTTCCATATCTGACAATATGTCTTCAAGATATTGAGTTCTTTTTTCTACACCAAAAGGATCTTGTGCATAAACATTTATATCATAAGTTCTTTCAGCTATACCATTAACTACTATATCTACAAACTTAGGTATAATAGGAACTGGCTTCCAGTCTAAATTTAAATAAGACAAATCACCGTTAATAGATAATTCATCTTTATATTTCTGTATTGATTGCTCTCCTCGAGCATATAATCTTAATCTATGAAACTCATGCTGATTATTTCCATATTTAGCATTAGTTCCTACCGCAACCCCTCCATTACTATTGCCACCACCATTAAACCATTCTTGTTGTATAGCTTTCGCTATTTTTAAACCATAGTCGTAGCTTATCTTTTCTAGATCACTTACAGCTTGGCTTGGAAAATAATTACTAATTACTCCTGCTGTGTAACTCATTGTTTAATTAATTTAGAGAAGTTTCCTTCGTTATTATATTTACTAAAACTAAAGTCTATTGCTTTGTTTTCACGTTTAGCTACAGGTCTATACTTATGTCTGTTGCAAGCCATTATAGCAAGTCCTGAACTAATACTAGCATCAAACTTAGTTCTTTTCGTTATGTCAAATTTTGCCCAATCATTTAGTGTTTCGTTAAAATATATGTTACCATAATTACCATTACCTAAATCACCAACGTGGTCGTTTATATATGTTTCAATAGCAGCTGCGTGAGCTTGTTTTATGTCTTCGCTAGAGTTAGGTATACCACCTACTTCTTTTTCTGCCACTGATAATTTATTCCAAGTTTTATCTGGTCTGTTCATACTAAAACCTCTATAACCTCTACGTCTCAAGTAGTATAGTAATCTTGGTTTGTTATTCTCTGCGAGTAATGGCATACCATAAAAAACTAAAGCCATCAATACGTCTTCAAAAAACATATCAGCTGTTTGTGGTCTAGCTAGGTACTCTAAGAAAAAATGGTTTGCCGGAGCATCTTCCATAGAAAACTTAGTTAATCCATGTAGTGATCCTTTAGAACCTTTGCCACCAACAGTACCACTAATGTCGTAACTGTCACAACCAAAAGCGCCAACATGATCGTTTCCTGGGTATTTAATTCCATTTTTTAATATTACTCTATTCTGCATGTTGAGATTAGGTACCCAACTAACCTTAAATCTTCCATTAGGATTTGGTGTAAAATTTACTTTAGTGTCTTTTATTCCTCCAGCCCATTGAAAGCTTCCTATATTAACGCTGGCATTATTCATTATACCATCGTTATAATCTATTTGCTCGTATATTTTAACTAGGTTAAATATACTATTTTTTGTTTCATCTCTAAACGCGTGTTCTTCAGTTCGTGGAAACTGTCGATAAAACTCGTTTAACGCGTCTTGATCTCCTTTTAATCCGTCAGCTTCGTTTTCCCAGTGATTAATAACGCCTATGTCTATTAGTTCACCGTGGGGTCCATAACACTCTCGTGTTGGGGTATCGAACACTGGTCTTCCAAACTCATCAATAAATCCTTCATAGTTCCATTCCATTGGGATAAACAAAGAATATAAACCAGAACGTGTTTGACCATTTTTATTTCTTTTTGTGACATCACTGTCGTTATATAACTTTTTAAAGTTATCACCACCTTTATCTAAAGCATTTGACGTTGATCCCATCATACACTTACCAACAATACGAGCACCTAATCTTAAACAAGTTTTTGTTACTCGCCAATTGTTTAATATATTATCAGGTCTCTCCCATTTACCACTTTCATCGTGAACTAACAGATTAAGTTTTTCTCCATCATAACTATTGTCACCTGTGTTTTTCCAATCAATAGTAGTGTCAAGTCCAACCAACTCTTCCTGCTTTTCGTTGGCAGTAATTTTTTTACGCGTAAACTTACTTGCAGGTACACGATAAGCAAGCTCAGACTTAGGTCTGTCCATACCGTCTTGTATCGGTTTAAAGAAAAACGGATAGTTGACAGATATTGGTACAACTTTATCGGTAAACATTTTTTTAGCATCAGCACCACTTTTTGATAGTATTCCATATCTAGAGTCACTTGATATAGTAGCTAAGTTAACTGTTTCAGCACTACTCATAAATGAAAAACCACTACGTCTGTTTTTTAAATAACACATACCGTAGCAGCGTTTGTCAGCTTTGCAAGCTTCCCAAAATATAAAGAACAGTCTGTTGGCTTCTCTAAAATCTGGAGCACCTACATCTATTTTGCTCCACTGTAAATACATATAGTGACTACCTGTTATATACGTAGGCTCACTATTATTAATAAACCAAAAGCCTTCGTCTCTACGTTTAAACTCATCGTCTATAAAATCATACCACTTATCTTTACCTTCTTCTGGATATGTTCTCCAGTCAAATATGTTTTTAAGTTTACTTAATTCTTTTGGGTACTCTATTTTTTGCCATTTGTTGCCTTGCACACGCAAGTCTTGTGGTTCCAACGGCAAGCCAATTCGCAAACCTTGAATCTCAAGTATTTGTCCAATTTTTCCAGTTTTGCTAATAACCACAATGTCATGTTCTTTATTGTATCCATATTCCCATTTACGTTTTTTGTTAAGTCGATTTATTGTTGTCTTCTTAACTGGTTCAACTATTTTATATAAACTTTGTTCGTAACTCATTTCGATCTGCCTTCCGCGAAGCCTTTAAATACTCTGTCTTTTTTTTCTTCAGATGTCTTTCCTTCCAAAATATTTTCTTCCTCTTGTATACGGTTGAGTATTTCAAATGCATCAAATATAGCTAACTTTTTAGTAGCTGCGGCATTTTTCAGTCTATCAGCAGATACATCATCTTCTGTATTTGTGATAATCTGCTCTTGAGCAACTTTAATTAACTCATCAACTGCTTTTTGCCCAGCTTGGATTATACGTTTCTTCGTTTCCTTCACGCTCATATTTAATTGTAATAAATTTAGAATATACTCTATATAGCTTTTCTCCGTCTATGATAAATTCATATTTAGAAAAAGGTGTAAAGCTAACTAAATCACCTTCTTCAAAAGATCCATCAGTATATTTTATAATACCCATAGTTGGATCTTCTTTATCATTACTCCACTTGCCACTAAACTTTATTGGTTTAATAAAACAAAATCCATCAACTGCTTTCCAATTATTTTGTTTATATAAAAATATTTGATCTTCAAATACTATATACTTATCTTCACTAAACCAACTTCTACTATTTTTTTCTTCACCATATTGGTTGTACCATCTTCTAAACACGTTGTGATGAACTATTACTTCATTTCCTGGTTTGATTGATGTAGAACGTAACATAGGGCAACTACGCACAATACCTTTACGATTAATATATTCATGGTTAGATACTTCAGAGTTTAGTATTAACTGCTTGTCACCAATTTTTTTTATATTGTTATATCTTTCACCAACTGGAGATATTACAAAACTGTATGGACTTTTCATTAATACTCTAAATTATACTCTACAGAGATAGCCATGTTTTTATTAAAATCTTTCCAAGGTATAACGTCTTTTTTCTTTTTAATATATATTGAATACTTTTCTTCTTCTTCAACAATATCACAAATCGTATGACCTCCGTATACTTCTTGCCCTACAGAGTAGTGCATAGAATCTATTTTATAATCTTTACCTATCGTAATTTTACGAATCAGTTTCATTTCTTGCATTTTCATTATATTTAATTTCTCTAGTAACAATATCTACATCATCACTACCATATCTTTCTTTAAAAGTTTCTCCAAGCTTAGCTACTTCTTTTTGTAGATTAGCAACCATGTGAAGTATTTGATGTTTCTCACTTTCTAACTTTCCTAACGCGTAATGCATCTCTGTAATCTTAGAAGTTAAAGTTGTTGCCATCTTTTTTTCTTCTTTAGTAATGTGAGTTGGTCGAAGGTTCTCTACCTTCGGAGTTTTTCTTTTTGCCATGATTTTATTTAATTAAATTAATATTAGTCTAAAGGACCTGTAAGAGAATCTGGCATAGAGTCTTTACATTTATCCTTTTGATCTTGTGTTAAATTGTTATAGTAAGCATCTGGTATACATACTAAGTATTCTGAACCTGAAACTAATAAAACTTCAGCAGTTGTTAAAGTTCCATTTTTAGGATATTCAAAATGAGTATCCATGTCACTTAATAAAGTATCGCAGTCGCTTTTTGTTGAATAATAAAATTTACTCATTATAATCCATTTCTTGTTAAAATATCATTTCTAACGTTAGTTAAATCGGCACCACTTAAAGCCTCACTAAATATAGCTATTTCAAAAACGTGACCATTTATATTTGTAGAATTATTTCTTTGCGTAAACACTTGATCAATAGCAAAAGTATTAGCTGGGGCAGAAGAATTACTACCACTAGCTGGAGTCTCATTAAGATGCTCTCCGTTATTTCTAAAAACTTCTACTTCACTATCTGAAGTTCTAGTTACTTCATACATAAACTTTGTATCAGCACTTAAAGTTTTTCCACTAGTATAATCGAATATAACAGTTTCAACTCCATTTCTAGCTTTGTGTCTGTAGCCATCAGCGTCTGTTATTCTAATGAAGTTTCCAGAGTTGTCAGATTTTCCAATCAAAGTTTGATTAGTAAGATTGTCAAGATCTAAAACAATAAATAGATGAAAACGCTCTAACGATAGTGATGATGTTAAATCAAATCTATCATCAGATCCATCAAGTAAAGCACCACCGCCGTCTGCTTGTGGTTGAAAACTAGCTGTAGTTTGCACCGCGTGATTATTATTTCCAGACTCATCGTTCCACTGCGATATATTACCACTGTTTAAAGTTTGAGTACCTCCGTTTTTTAACCAAACCTCTAAGTTAGATACAGTTGTTATATCAAACGCGCTTTTTAAAGCTGCACCACCTGTTATACTATTACCTAGTCCTAACATTTATTGTCCAAAGTAACAGATTATACCGCCATCTGTATCATCAGCGGCTAGCGATACTGAATCCCATCTACCATATATTGTTAGTCCGGCAGGAAATTTTTGAGTGCTATCAATTGTTTGCCCACCAACACCATCGTGTCCATATTTTTTCTTTTTCAAAAAACTAACTGTAACACCATCGCTTATACTAGTATTTGCTGCAAGTTGTATTTCTTTAGTGTTATCACCGTCAGGATCTAAAGTTAATACAGTACCAAGTAAAACACCAGTTGAAGTAAGATATATTTCATCTCCAACCTCTATTTGATCCGCTTGACTTACAAAGTTTTCTTGATCAAATATTACTTTAGCTGCAGAAGTAACAGCTCCATCAACTGTTCTAGTATAAGCACCTTTTGAGTTAGCTGACTCTGCAGTGTTAGGAAACTTGGTTGGCTCTTTAGCTACTAAGCTGTCAAGAGTAGTTTCTGCTATAAATGTTATAGCTATTATAGCAAGTTCTTCTGGAGGTGTAACTGTGTTAGCAGCTGTATCTGCAAAAGCTGATCCAAATTGACCAAAGCCGTAAGCTACTTCTGTTGAATTTTGTCCCATTTTATTTTTCTTTTATTTGTTCGTTTTTCTTTGAGCTTCCGCCGAAGAAGAAGTCTATTATTGTATTTACCTTAGCACTCATAGCGCCAAATATTGTGGAGATAAAACTAATTTCAAACTCTCCTAGTTCTATTGATTTTGTAACAAAGTAGTTGAACATTACAAATGTAATACCAAAGTATGCTACAGTAAATAACGTTGCTAATACTTTTTGTATAATAGCATCGTCTTTATACATATCTCTTGCAGACTTACGATCTTCTACTTCTTTAGCAAAAGCTTCACGCTCTGCATCTAATAATAGTTTTTTAAGAGCTAGCTTTGCTTCGTCTCTTTCTTTGTCAGTAGTAATTACTTTGTCGAGGATACCTTCTGCGTTATCTACGATCTTACCGAATAAACCTCCTACTAAATTATTTATCATATCTTATTATTTTCCCATGGAAGATCTCTACTTCCTTCTGGATATGCTTTGCCAGTGTGCGGATCTATGATTACCGCTTGACCAGCTATTTCAGTTCTAGGCCAAGTCATGCCTTCATAATAAACAGCATTATCGTCATAAGTCTCTTCACCAGTTTGCATTTTTGTTTTATGCTGCATTTCGTGATTTAAAGTATAACTAAACATAGGATCGTTAATATCCATATCTTTACTAACAAATATAGAACCGTCCATGTTTGCTTCTGCTAATATACCATCACCTAGCTTTTTTCTATATATAGGTGTTCCAGGAACACTTATATCTGTAGATTTAAATTTAAACTTACTCTTAATGTCTCCACTTCGAGCTTGTAGCTTTTTTGCTTTACCTAGTTTAAATCCCATTATCTATCTTTGTCTTTAATCATATCATCAATAGCTTTATTATAAACTTTATCAGTGTATGATTTGTTATTATAGAATATACTTCTGTCTGATATAGGTAAATCTTCTTCGCCTAATAATATTCTATATATTCTACTTATTAATTGGCTGCACTTAAATGAAGTTTTATATACGCTATATTTTATCGTCGTGCGATTTCTATGTCTCCAAACTTCTATCCAGCCTTGCTTTCTTAGACGCTCCCACCTCTCTTTATCCCAAGAGTATGTATATGTACCGTCTATAAATTCTTGTCTTGTAAACCGATCTTTACAATCTAAATAAATTAGTAATTCAAGATCAGCGTCTTTTAATCCGTAAGTCTTACAGGCCCATTTTCTAACGAGCCTGTAATACTTAAAGATTTGTAATTCACGTAAATCGTGAGAAGTTAACCTCATTCAAGATTAGTCAACTACGTTCATTGTTACTTGGTGTATTCCAGTAATACCTGTAATACCTGTACCAGTAACTCCGTCAAAAACAACGATCATGCCAGATTTGTGAGGCTTGTCGTTAATTTTATCTACTAATTCTTGGTAAAGATTTTTAAAGTCAAAGTCTCCAGAAGTTACATCAAACACGATGTGATCAGGTCTGTCATTTCCAGCTGCGGCTGGATCACCTCCTCCAGGTATTCTAGCTGGTTTGAAGAAGATTGTAAATCTATCGTCATCGTCTGTTATGTTACCTTCCGGGTCAACCGCATCACCTGCGGTAATTCCCATTATAGATGAAACTGGGTAGATTACAGATCCTGAAGTCTCGTCTTGATCAGCTGATACAGCTGTTGCTCCTCTAAAATAAAGAAATTTTTCCATTTTTAAAATTTTTTAATAATTAATAATTTGTTGTTTATGATTCCTGGTTTATGGGTTATGGATTATCCTGCGTCAGGCGTGTCGTAAGTTATAGTAACTCTTGCTATATGTTCTGAGCATGTAGCTTCTCTACTATTACTTGCTATTGATATACTTGCTGATCCATCTTGACTAGGATCACCAATGGTTACAAAGCCTTCACCAGATCTAGCCGCTTGCCATACTGCAGCTAATATGTCTTTACATACTTCTTTTTGTTTGTTAGCAGCAATAAGAAGTGTTATTTTATCAGGAATTGTTGTAGCTGCGGTTGAGGCAGATGCTCTAAGGTTATCAAATAATAATGATAGAGCTGTTGTGCTACCACTAGCGGCAAACTCAAACCCTCTAAATTTTTTCCAAGGTACACAATAAGCTGTATCTGCTGTGTCAAACAAGCCGTCTGAAAAAGAAGATGCGTATATTACTACTTCGTCTACATTCATAGTTTTAAATTTTTATTGTTAATATTTATGTTTTATGTTTTTAGGTTGTTGGATTATGGTTTAATCTACTAATACAATATCACGTGCTTTTATTACAAAATAAAATTTATCTTTGTATTCTATACCATGACCAGCGTGTTTATCATACCACACTACGTCTCCTTCTTTTAAAAACTCAACTAGGTTACCGTAAGAAACAACTTCTGCTTTATAATATCTAAGATCTTCATTAGTCTCTTCTGTCATTATTAATCCAGACTGTTTCTTCTCTGTTTCTTTTATTTTATTTATTATTACAAAATCATTTACCGCCTTCATCTAATCTCATGTTTGATATTACACAATCTGCAGAAATAATAGTAGATACGACACTAACTGCATTTTTTAGCGCCGACTTGGTAACAAGTACGGGGTCTATAATACCAGCTTCAACCATGTTAACTGGTTTTCCAGTAATAACATCTAAACCACAACCATCTTCTAACTCAGTATTAAACTCAATACCAGCATTATCTAATATAGTGTTGTAAGGAGAGGTTATAGCTTTTAGCAATAACTCTTCACCGACATTGTCGGTCGAAATTTTTTGAGATGCATTAAGTAACGCTATACCACCGCCGGGAACAATGCCTTCTTTCAGTGCCGCTTTAGTTGCATATATAGCGTCCTCAACACGATCTTTCTTTTCTTTGAGCTCTACTTTTGATCCAGCACCTACGTTTATAATACCAACACAACCAGATAACATAGCTAAACGATCTTCTAACTTCTTTTTGATAAAACCGTTTTTTTCTTCAGCTATACGTTTGTGCACGTCATTAATACGCTCTTCAGCAAGCTGATACATGTCTTCTATTGTTATTACTGTATTATTGTCATCTGTTTCAGCGTAATCAGCTTCACCAAGATCTTCTGGCGATATAGCATCTAAATCATCACCAAGCTCTTCGTTGAATAGCTTAGCACCTGTTAATATAGCTAAATCTTCACACGTGTCTTTTTTAGTAGGACCAAAACCTGGCAGATCAATAATATTAATTTTAATATTACCTTTTACTTTGTTCATCAGAAGCGCCGACTTTACTTGTTGTGATACTGGTGCTACTATAAGTAAAGATCGGTTTTGTTTTATTACATACTCAAGTACACTTTGAATTTTACGTATGTTTGGTATTTCAGACATACATATAAGAACTAAAGGATTATCTAGCTCTGATTTTTGCTTGTCTGTGTTTGTAACAAAATGAGGTGATGTTAAACCACAGTCAAACTGTATGCCATCCACAGTCTCTACATAAGTTTCTTCTGTATTAGAAGATTCCATAAGTACAACACCGTCTTTACCTACAGCTGTATAAGCTTCAGATATTATGCTACCAAGCTTTGAATCATTGTTACAAGATATACTAGCTACATGAGAAAGCATATCATTATCGACTTCTATCTTTATTGAGTCTAAATAATCTAATACTTTATCAGTACCTGACTGTAAACCTTGTTTTAATTCTCTAATAGTAGCCACATCCATAGAATTATAGACATGTGTAAGCAAAGCTTCTGCCAGGACGGTTGCTGTAGTAGTACCGTCACCGGCTTGCTTTACAGTATTGTTTGCGGCTTCTTTAATAAGTGTTGCTCCAATATTCTCAACAGGATCAAATAACACTACAGATTGTGCTACTGTAACTCCGTCTTTTGTAATAACTGGTTTACCACGACTATCTTCGTAGATAACACACTTACCAGAAGCGCCTAAAGTTGATTTTACTGCTTGCGCTAACTTATTAACGCCAGCAATTACCTTATTTTTGGCATTATCGCCAAAATTGAGATCTTTTACGATCTCACTAGGAAGATTATATTCCATTTTAGTAAATTAAATTATAATATTGTTTATTTATCGAAAGTTTTTATAACTTTTGGGCCTTTTGTAGCCTCTAGTTTTTTAGCAAAGTGCTCAATTGAGCCGTCTATTGCTTTTTCCGCACCTTCAAGCGTTTCTCTACGCGTCACATCAGACCATTTTTCATCGTCTTGTGGATGTGATACTTCTGTTTGGTAATAACCGTTAGGCAGTTGGGTGATTCTCCAGTGACTTTTGTCAGCTAGATGCTCCCATTGAGCCTTGGTTTTGTCATTTATTTGTGGATTACCGGTCCACGAACTTGTTTTGTAATACAAATACGTCATTTTGGTTTTATTTAATGGTTAATAATTACTTGTTTATTTGCCTACGTTCTTTTTTCTACGAGTTGACGCAGTCTTTTTAGCTTGTGTAGGATTCATAGTTGCTTGGCTTATTTTCATAGCAGACTTTCTAGTATTAGTCTTAACTATTTTTTTAGGTGACTCTTTCATCATCTTCATTGCAGCTTTCTCCAATTCCATTGCAGACTTTTTCATCATCATAGCTGATTTCTTCATTTGGTTTGGTGAAGGAGCTTGATTTTGTAACATCATCAAAGCTTGGTTATAACCCATATCGCCAGGATTATACTTTTGATGTAATTCACCTTGATTGTTATAAACCGCGATACCCTCTCCAGTAGCAGCTTTTTTAGCTTTAGCTTTCTTAGGAGACTTCATATTGTTTGGAGAAGTACCACCTAATACAGTACCAACGCTTGCTGGAGTATAATTTCTACGACCTCCTTCCGTTACAGGATTACCATCAACATCTACAGCCATAGGTTTTCTCATTTTAGCTCTACCTTGAGCGCCTGACATACCAGTTGATGATCCTAATTTTTTAGGAGACTTCATTCCCATTGGTGATTCACCACCAGCGTCGATGTATGTTTGTTTTGCTGCGTTATATCCAGCGTCACCAGGAGCGTATTTAGATACTTTACCACCTTTACCTGTTACAGTAATACCTGCTTTTGATGCAGACATTTTTGTATCATCGCTTGTTTTTACAGTGGTAGCTTTAAAAGCCCCCGGAAAATTTTTTTTCATTGGGCCTTCTTTGCCCGCTTTCATTTTAAATGCCATTTTATAATTGTTTTAACTAGTTACTTTTTTTTTATACCCAACATCTTTAATGCTGAACTTTGTTTTGCTTGATCTTTTTTTCTTTCGTCTTGATTCATAGAAGATATTTTAGATTCTTCTACTTGTTTAAGACTAGCTTTTAAGTCTTTTTCTTCTTTTTTAGTAAAAGGACCAGGAACCTCACTTTTTTTTCTACCTACATAAGGATTACCTTCATCTTCAAAAGGCTTATTACCACCTGGAGGTGTAGGTCTTAAAGCAGAGTGCTGAGGACCAGAAGGAATACTTTGAGGTTTTACAGGACTAATACTACTAGGAGAACTAGGTGTAGGTCTTACTGCTGTGTTACCGCTAGGACCGCCTAAAGTTTGAGGCTTTACGTTTGAAATCGTAGATGAGCTTGTTGATCCTGTAGAGCTTGGTGGTGTTGGATCTATACCAGTTTGAGAAGCTGTAGATGTTGGAGGACCTGAAGGAGTAGGATAAGTTATAATCTTATTAGGAGATTTATTGCCAAGCATTTCAAAATCTACTTTTGACAATTTTCCATCTTTATTCATATCAATCTTTGATTGATTACCTACTAGCTCTTTAAAGCCAGAGAACTTTTTCATTTTAAAAGCCATAATATATATTTATCTATGTTATAGTTATTACAGGTCGCTATTCGTTTTTAGTTCCGATGCCATCATTACCACGGTTAGCTTTAACAGATTTAAACTTACCGTCTTTGTGATCGTAGTCTTTACCACTAATATTAATACCTTTTTTCTTAGCAGATCTACGAAGAACTTGGTTTTCTGCTTTTTTAGATTTACGATCAGCTGTTTTAGCATAAGCAAGATCTCTAGCTTCTTTAGCAGCTCTAGCTCCTACAGATAAGTCTTGTCGTTTTAAAGGTGATTTCATTTTGAACGCCATGATAATATAATTACATAGACATAATAAACTTTACTCGTGACATAAGCCTGCTACTATATATCTCTATACCCTATTGTCACTATCACAAATATAGGGGTAGAGCGTCATATATACATATATACAACATAGCGCCGAAACAAAAACGCAATTTTTTGCATAGGCCCCACCTCAACAATACGCATTTGCTACAAATTTTTTACGTTTTGCGTAGAATTTCTGCAACTAATATTTGACAAAGCCGCCCGTAAGGGCGCCAGGGCGGGCCCGTGTGTATAGCATTTTACACAAACTTAGTACGACTGCATAAGATAATATAGTTGTATATAATTTGTAAAGCAATAAGCTAAACACAAACTTAATACTAACAACAAAGATAATACAACTGAATATAAACTTAAATAATATGTTAAAAGAAATTACATTTAAAATAGATGAAGACAATGACATCTATGAAATAACAATCAACAATGTAACTTATACACTTGATGATATATATGAATCAGAATACTCTGAACTATTTGATGAACTAAATTTACTAATTGATAAATACTGAAACACAAAGTCAATACGACCAACAAAGATAATATAACTGAATTAAATAACTAAATTAAATTAAATTATTATGCAAACAAAAAGATTTGTAATGCGCAAGACGCTAATCGGAACTAACACAATTATTACATTCACAAACAAAAAAGGTGTTACATACACTTACGATCACGATGCAGTTTACTCTGCTAATCAAGAAAAGCTAAACAACATGGAATGTTGGCATAAGTATGGTAACTATACTAACTCAAACAACTTACCAACTTGGGCTCGTGAGCATCAAGTAACAGCTGAGTAATCAGCTAAGGCTAACGCCGCCGCCAGGCGGTGTATAGCACGA